CCCGCCCGCCCCGCCCCCCCCCCCCCCCCCCCCCCCCCCCCCCCCCCCCACCACCGCCGCCCCGGAGGGGCGGCAACAGATCACGCAAAAGCCGGGCTCAAGGCCCGGCTTTTTCATTTCTCGCAAACTACGGTCCGGCTCAGCTCGTGGGCTGCTCCCAGGGCCCGAACATGTGGTTCATCGACACCGCCGGCTGGTCGCACCCGGCCTCTCCCACGATCCGCGCGGGGATCCCCGCCACGGTCTTGCAGGGCGGCACGTCCTCCAACACCACGGAGCCCGCGGCGATGCGGCTGCAATTGCCCACCTTGATGTTGCCCAGCACCTTGGCCCCCGCGCCGATCAGCACACCGTCGCCGATCTTGGGGTGCCGGTCTTCCTCTTCCTTGCCGGTTCCGCCCAGGGTCACCGAATGCAGCATGGAGACGTTGTCCCCCACCACCGCGGTCTCGCCGATCACGATGGAATGGGCGTGGTCGATCATGATCCCCTTGCCCATCCGCGCGCCGGGGTGAATGTCGATCCCGAAGATCTCGCTCACCCGCATCTGGAAGAAATAAGCGAGGTCGCGCCGCCCCTCGACCCAGAGCCGGTGGGCCACGCGATAGGCCTGCATGGCCTGGTACCCCTTGAAATAGAGGATCGGCTGCAGCAGCCGGTGGCAGGCCGGGTCACGCTCGAAAACCGCCACCAGGTCCGCCCGCGCCGCCTCGACAAGCTCGGGCTCCGCGGCATAGGCATCCTCGACGATCTCGCGCACCACGACCATGGACATCTCGTTGGAAGCCAGCTTCGCCGCGATCCGGTACGACAGCGCCTTCTCGATGGATTTGTGGTGCAGGATACAGGCATGGACGAAGCCCCCCACCAGCGGCTCGTCCTCGACGGCCAGCTCCGCCTCGCGGGTGATCCGGTCCCAGACCGGGTCGAGAGAGGTGATTTGCGTATGCAGCTCTGCCATGGCGATCTCCTTCGCTGATCCCAAGATAGGGTCTTTCCGGCCAATAGCCAAACCCGCCCCCCGGGATCAACGAAATAATCTGCGAGGACACGTGCTTGTCACCGGTCGCGGCAGGCCGCCCATTCGTCGAAAAGCAGGATCAGCGTGTCGCGCGTCTCGGCATCGATGCCGCCCGCCTCGGGCCGCAAAGGCCAGCCTGCGGCCGCACCGCTCAGCGTGCCATCGCCGAAACGCGGATGCGGCCGGCCCAGCCGGCGCGTGTGGCGATCGGCCAGTTCGGCGCCATGCAGCAACCGCCGCGCACGCTGGCGACGCTCGGAACAGGGCACCGCCCGCAGCGCCCGGACGGCGATCCGCAGATCGCTCCAGGTCACGCTGCGCATCAGGGGCCCACGGTGAGCTTGCGCGACGGCCCCGGCCCGTATTGCGCCGAAACCTGCGCGACGGAGAGCTCGAACCCCACCCCCGCGAGCCCGTCCGCTGCCCGGTTTGCCGCCGGATAATCCCATTCAGGTACCGCCACGATCTCCTGCCGCCGCACCATGCCGCCCGCGACGACCTGCACGAGATAGCTCTCCCGCTCCTCACCCAGCGGCACCTCCGGACGCTCCCAGCCGTCTCCGTCGATCCGGGTCCGCCGGATCCAGCCGAAACTCAGATCCCCGCCCTCTGTCTTCACCCGCGGATGGCAGGGGGCCAGCGGGCGCAAGCCGTTGCCTTTGATGACCTCGACCCGGTGCCGGAAGGACGCATCGTCCAAAGGCCGGTTGGCTGGACCGAGGCGGAAGTGCTGCGTCACCCCGCGCTGCGCGGGCGTGAAGCCGATCTGCTCCGGGGCCCCGTCCAGCAGGACGAAGATTGATCCCTTGGGCCAGACCGGAGGCATCAGCGCGTCCGATCCCGCCTGCCCGCGCAAGAGGTCATGCAGCCGGTATGTCTGCGGACCGATCAGCTCCGCCTTGCCGAACTGGAACACCTCCCAACGCCCCGTTGACCCGTCACCCAGCGCCGCCACATTCCCACCGCTCAGCAGCGCCGCGTCGGGGATGGACTGCAGCGCCCCGTGCCGCAACCGCACCTTTAGCCCAAGCCCCCTTTGGACGAGCCCGGTCCGGGCCGCTGGCAGCGCCGTTTCGCTCATCCCTGTCACCGCCTGGCGTTGCAGTACCGTGTTCAGACGATAATCCGCATCCTGCGCCGACTGGTAGAGCGCCACACCGCCCGGCCAGGGGGCCGCGTGGGCGGCGACATAGGGAGCCACCGGGTTCTCGTCCCCCCGCAGAAGCGGCAGATCGAGGAAATGCGCCTCCACCGGCAGGGGCACGGTGAAAGACCGCAGGCTCACCCCCGGCTCATCCGGGTCGCGCGGGGCATAGACCTCGGGCTCGATCCGCACCGCCTCCACGATCAGCAGCCCGTCCTCCTCCACCCGGTCGATCCGGTAGCGCCCGGGGCCTTCCTCGCCGTCCCCGGGCAGTTCCACCACGTCGCCCGCGCCCAGCCCTCGCTGCGACGGCGGCAGCGCGAAGGTCACGCCCTCCCGCGCCACCCGCGCCTCGCTGAGCCAGCGTTCGGCCACCGCCCGCCCCTCGCCGCGCGTCAGCGCCATGTCGAACTCCGTCGCCGTGACCGCATGGATGGCCTCGTCCGCCAGGACAGCCTCCTCCGCGATCACCTCGAAATCCGCATCTGCCTCGACGAAACGCACGCGCACCCGGCCGGAGACTTCGGCCTCCGCCTCCCGGGTCTGCACCGTGGTACCCTCCAGCTCGTCGCTGACCGCGAGCGTCGCCGGATCCAGCGCAACCGCCGCGTCGCCGTCCCGGCTTCGGAACACCAATTGCCCCTCCCGCTCCACCGCGTCGAACCCGTGCCGGATCATCAGGGGCTGCAACGCCGCCCGGGCATCGCCCACCCGGTCCACCGCGTAGCCCCGCACGTAACCCCAAAGTCCGTCGGTCGAGAACGCTTCGAGCCCCGCGGCACTGCAAATCTCGCGCACCACCGAGGCCAGCGACCGCGACGACGTCCGACCGTTCAGCCAGTGGCCCCGCGCGTAGTTCCGCCCGTCGCTCCATTTCTCGATCGTGTTGGGGAAGAACGGATAGGGCCGCGTATCCCAGGTCCAGGCAAACGCGCGCCCCATGTCGATCATCCGCCCTTCGTATTCCTCGGACACGGGGTTGCGCTCCGGATCGCGCCAATAGGCCGACATCGCGCGCAGGTATTGCATCTGGATCAGCCCGTCCCGCGCCCCTGTGGAGAAGTAGGGCAGACGGCTTTCCACGCTCTTGGGGTCGAGGAACTTGTTGGGCTGGTTCGTGCCCTTGTCCACCGCCGCGCAGCCGTATTCCGTGAACCAGATCGGCTTGGACTGCGGCACCCAGTCCGTCGGGCTCACCTGCCGCACGCCCCGGATCCGCGGATGGTGCGGATTGCGCCACCAGTTGCGCAGATCCTTGTAGCGATGCACCCAGGGCTCGCTTTCGGCGTCATCGGTGATGGCCGTGCGGATCTGCGCGGCGCGGGCCTCGTCGGAATGGTAATACCAGTCGTATCCCTCTCCGCCCTCGATGTTCGACATCAGGTAGCCGGGCGCATAGATCGCATCCCAGGTCTGCCCGTCCAAATGCCCTTCCTCGTCGCGCCAGTCCGACAGCGGCATGTAGTTGTCGATGCCGATGAAATCGATATTGGCATCGGCCCAGAGCGGATCGAGGTGGAAATACCGGTCGCCCGACCCGTCCTGTGGCGCGTAGCCGAAGTACTCGGACCAGTCGGCGGCATAGCTGATCTTGCACTCCGGTCCCAGAAGGGCACGCGCCTCCGCCGCCAACGCCCGCAGCCGGTCCACCGCCGGAAAACTGTCGCCCGCCCCCCGGATCCAGGTCAGCCCCCGCATCTCCGAGCCGATGCAGAACGCCTCCACCCCGCCTGCGGCCGCGCAAAGGGCCGCGTTGTGCAGGATGAACCGGCTGAAGCTCCATTCCTGCGGCCCCGCGTAGCTCACCGCGCCGTCGGACACCGCGAAATCCGCCGCCGTCACCGTGCCGAAGAAATCCGCCACCTCGGCCTCCGCCGCCGCCGTCCGGTCCGGGCTGCCGGGACGCCCCGGTGCCACGCTCAAGGTGATCCGCCCCCGCCACGGCAGGTTTGGCTGGAACCCGTTGTCGCTATAGGGATCGGGCAGGCTGTTGCCTTCGAAGAGTTCCATCAGGATGAAGGGATAGAACATCACAGCCTTGCCGGCTTCGCCAAGCGCCCGGATCGCCTCGATCACCGCCGCATCCGCAGGCGTGCCGCCATAGACGGGCCGCCCCTCGTCACGCACGATCTCTTCGGCATCCGCGCGCGCCAGGCCAGAGACGACCCAGGGCATCTCTTCCCCGTCGATCCCGCGTGTCTCGACCTTCGGCGCGATCCTGCACGCGCCGCAGCGCAGATCGTCCCCGAACCATGACACCACGAGCGACGCCGCTTCGAGCCGCGGCAGCTCTTCCACAAGGCTCTCCAGCGACACGGCGAAATCCGTCTTCGCCGCCGGGGTGGAGATATTCGCGCTCCATTGCTCGTCGCCCGAGCGATAGGTCACGGGCGTTGTCGCCAGCGCGTACTCCCCGGTGCCGGGGATCAACGCCACGCCGCTGATGCCGAAGCTCGGCGCATCCTCCCAGCCCGGTGCGCCGGGCTGTTCCGGGCGGATCACCTCGAAGGAGAATTGCGGCACCCGGTTGCCGAAAGGTGCCAGCGGCAGGTCTTCCATCACCACGTAGGCCGTTCCGCGATAGGCCGGCACGCTGCCCGCGCCCTCGATCGCCTCCATCAGCGGATCGGGCAACTGGTCCTTCGTGCCCCGATAGACCCGCAGGTTCACATCGTCCCGCGCGACTTCCTCGCCATCCGCCCAGACCCGGCCCACATGGGTAATCTCCCCCTCGCAAAGCGCAATCGCCAGGCTCACCGAATAGCTGAAGGTCGTCGTCTGCGGCCCCCGGCTGCCGCCTTTGCCACCGCCGGTCGTCTCGCTGCTTTCGGCAAAGTCCGACGCCCAGATTACATGCCCCCCGACCCGCATCCGCCCATAGACCCGCCGGATCGGATCGCCCTCGCCCGCGCCCGTCAGTCGGAACCGGTCCACCTTCCCGGTCTCCACCGCACGGCTGCCCCCGCCAAGCAGCTTGTCGTCCACCACCCGACCCAGCACGCCGCCCACCGCGCGCCCGATGGCGACAGAGGACAGACCGGCCAGGGTGCCGCCCACAGAGCCGCCCAACGCGGCCCCCGCCGCCGAAAGTACAATCGTCGCCATCAGCCGTCCCCTGCCGGAAATTCGAACCGCGCCACCAGCCGCCGCCGCCAGGGCTGGCTCAGCGCACTGCGCACCACGCCCCGCCGCGCGTAGGCATGGATGAAGGCCGCCGCGCCGCCCGATGCGACCTGCACCCCGAGGTGCTTTGCCACCGCCCCGTCCCGCATCCGGAACAGCAGGACATCGCCCGCCGCCGCGTCACCCGGCGGCTTCGCTTGAAGATGCCTGCGCGCGGCCTGCCACAGAGCCTCCTGGCCCTGCGGTTCGGACCAATCCATCGAATAGGGCGGCACCACCTCCGGCATTTCGCCATGCACCTCCCGCCACAGGCCGAGGATCAACCCAAGGCAATCGCAGCCCCCTTGCCGCACCGCCGCCTGGTGCACGTAAGGCGTGCCGATCCAGCCCTCCGCCGCGGCCACGACCCGCTCGCACATGCCGCTCACCGTCGCGATCCCCCTGTGTTCGGCGCATTCGCTTTCGGAACGGCCATCACCCAGTCCCCGCCCGGCAGATCGGGAAAGCCTCTGAAATTCAGCAGGTTGTCGAACTTCGCACGGCAGGTCTCGTGCCGCTTGTCGCATCCCGCCGTCAGCCGCACCCGCGTGCCGGGCCAGACCGGGCCGCGCACCGGCTCCCACAGGTCGATAACCCGCTGCCCGCCGTCGATCCGGTCCCGCCGGATCATGCTCCACAGCCCCGCCGCAGGGCCCTCCAGCACGTCAAGCCGTCCCTGCTCGAACCATCCCGCCGCGAACCCCGCGAGCGCGGGCCAGGTGAAATGCTGCGCCTCCGCAACCCCCTGCACTTCGAGCTCGATGCGAAAAGCCGGCGCATCAAGATCCACACCGCAGTCCCGGTCGCCCAGCACCGCGGTACAGGGTTTCTGATAGACCCGGCCCAATGGACGGTTCAGCGCCTCCGTCAGCCCCCGCAGCTCCGCACGGAACATGCCGTCAGCCCGCCGCAGCTCTCCCACGGTGCCGCGAAACTGGACCTGCCGCTCTTCCGGCGCATCCCAGTTGACCAGCCAGGCCACGACCTCCGCCCCGTCGAACCGACCCTGCTCGATCTCATCCTCCCGGATACCCCCGTCGCTCAGCGCGCCGATGGCCTCCGTGTTGTCCACGGCGAGCCCGGTCGCCTGCGCCAGCGCCCCGGCGCTCAGCCCGGTATCCGCGCGGAACTCGAACCCCTCGAAGGCCAGCGGACGGTCATGATCGGTGAACCCGAAGCGCAGGCCATCCCGCCGGGTGATCCCCCAGGCGTGGCAGGTATGCGTCACGCCCCCGGCCAGATGCGCGTTCAACGCCGCCGCCCCGCTCATACCCGCACCTCGATCACCGGCACATCCGGGACCGCGCCCGCGTTGAAGGACGCCACGCTTGCGAGGATCCGGTCCGTGTCGAACCGCACGGGCACGTCAAACTCGAACCCGGCGCGGATCTCGATCTCCGGATCGGGAGGGTGGCCGAAGGTCACCAGCCCCGTGGTCACGTCCACCTCGTAGTCCACGCCTTCGGTCAGCGCGTCCTGCTCCAGCCCGACCCGCACGGTCCCGGCCACCGGCTTGCGGATCGGCCGGGCATAGCTGTAGGGGCCGGAGCGGTAGCTGCGCGTCAGTTGATACGTCACCTTAATACCGTCTCCGAAGCCGATGGTTTCGTTGTCGAATGTCGGGTCCATCCCGCTTGGGGAGGTCTTGTAATCCGCCCAGTCCTTCCAGCGGAACCCGTGCAACTGGCCCCGCCGCGCCTCGAAGAAACCAAGCACGTCGCGCAGATCGTCGATGCTGCGCATGGCCACCCCCGCATCGTAGACGCGCCGCGAATGCGCCCAGGGCGTGTTGCGCTCCTCGAAACCGTTGGCCAGCGTCACCACATCCGTCCGCCGCTGCGGCCCGCCCGTGGCCCCCAGGCTCAGACCCGGCGGGAATCTCACTTCGTGAAACAGCATCGCGGTTCCTCCTCAGCCATTCCGCGCACCGGCGCTCAGCGCGCGGCTCATCTGCGCGGCGATCTGGCTCCGCGACCGGCGGAACCCTTCCACGTCGGGCGTGGAGATGTTCATCACCACGGACACACCCCCGCTTCCGCCGCGCACGCCAAGCGATCCGTCGGCCCGCCGCGCCAGCGGCAGGATCGCCTCCGGCCCCGCTTCGCCCATGAGCCCGGTGCCGCCGCGCATCGGGAAAGCCACCGGCCCGCTCACCACGCCACCCTGCGCGAAAGGCATCACCTTGCCCTGCGAAAAGGCCGCCCCCTTCTCGAACGGCAGGATCCCCTCGACGAGCGACCCCACGCCCTGTGCCACCAACCCGCTCACATGAGAGGTCACCGGCCGGATCGCGGCGGCATAGGCCGTATCGGCGAGCGACCGGCTCACCGTCCGCAGCGCATCCGAAAGCGTCTTGCCGTCGAACACCACGCCGTCGAAGGCCCGCCGCAGTCCACGGCCCAGACCGCGCTCCAGCGTGCGCACATCCTTCCCCGCCCCGGCGAGCGAGAGCCGCATCCGCCGCAATTCGCCGTCGAAACCCGCCACCAGCGCGGAGGTCGCCGCGAGCGTGCCGTTCAGCGCCTCGCTGCTCTCCTCCAGCCGATCGAAATCATCCTCTTCGATCATCGCTCCCTCCTTCCGCAGCACCCTTGTCCGGATAAGCCGCCATCAGCGCTGCCAGCCCCTCGGCCAGCAGCGGTGCGCGATCGGCGCGGTCGCCCAGCAGCAGCCGCAACTCCGCCGGGGTCAGCGCCCAGAACACCTCCGGCAGCAGCCGCAGTTCGGCCATCCCCGCCCGCATCAGCGCGGCCCACGCGAGCCCGCCGCCGCTCACTCCGGCACCGTGAAGGCGCGTGCCAAAAGTTCCGCTGCCGCCCGCGCCGCCGCCACCGGCCCGCCCTCGATCTCCGCCTGCAACAGGCCCGTCTCGCTCACCGCGCTGCCGCCCGCCTTCAGCCCGGCCGCCAGCACCGCCACCACGTCACGGCTGCCGTAGCCGCCGCTCTCGAACCGCTCCACCAGCGCCAGCAGCGATCCTGTGCCAAGCCGCTCCTCCAGCTCCACCAGCGCCCCCAGGCTCAGCCGCGCCACATGCGCCTCGCCGTCGAGCACCAGGCTCACCTCGCCACGGTACCGGTTAACCACGGGTCAGGCCTGCACCACATCGGCGGTGAACTGCAGCATCCCCGCCGATTGCAGGCTCAGCTCGAAGGTGGCCTCGCCGTTGAGGCTTCCCGCATACTCCAGCGAGGCGACCTGGAACGGCCCCTGCACCACCCCGAAATCCGGGATCACGATCTGGAAATCCGGCGTCAGCCCGTCGAAAAAGAGCTGCCGCGTCCGCTCGTCCGTGCCCGCATCACGGAACACGCCGGAGCCGGAAATCGCGGCAGACCGCACCCCCGCGCCCACCAGCAGCTCGCGCCACCCGCCATCGCTGTCCAGCGCCGTCACATCCACCGTCTCCGCGTTGAAACTGATCCGCGTCGCCCGCAGCCCCGCGATCGTTTCGAACTGCCCGTCGCTGGTCATGTCGACCTTGATCAGCAGATCCTTACCCGCCTGCACACCCATCTGTTCTCTCCTGCTTTTATTCCAGTCAGCCGTTCTCGATCCGCGCCCGGAAGCGCAGGTCGATCCGCCTGCCCGACAGCTTGTCGATCCGCCGCGCCCGTGCCCGCTCGAACCGCAGGCTCACCACCCGGCCCGCCGGCAGCACCGGCACCATGTCCTGCAACAGCGCGCAGATCCGCCCGGCTGCCGCCTTCGCCGCCTGGAACCCTGGCTGCGTCGTCACCACCGAAACGGTGAACCGGTGCGCCGCACCCCCGCCGCTGCCGTCCGAGGCATCCCGGACCTCCTCGTCGCCCAGCAGCGCGTAGAGCGGCGGCAGCGTGCCCTCGGGCACCGCGTCGTACAGCGCGGTGCCGATCAGCCCGGCCAGTGCCGCGTCGGCCTGCAACGCCTCGAAGACCGCCGTCTGGAGTGCCGCCGATGCCGCGTAGCTCATAGCGATACCTCCTCGGCGGCAAAGCATGTCAGGTAGCGCCCGTCCGTGCCCCGCTCGGCCACCGCCTCGATGACGAACACCCGCTGCCCGTCGCGCAGCCGCTGCCCCGCCTGCGGCCGGGACGGCGCGCCGAAGGGTGCGGCCCGCACGGTGATCCGGTGGCTCATCCGGCTCACGGCAGTACCGCCACGGGCCATCTCGCGCCCGGTCCGTGCGGCGATCTCCGCCCAGAGCGTGCCCAGCACGATCCAGCCCTCGGTAAAGCCCCCCGCTCCATCGGCCACCCGTTCGGGGGCCTCCAGCACCAGTGCCTGCGTCAGTGCCGGCGCGGTCATGGCGCAAACCCCAGCCGCAGACCGCGGTGGCGATCCAGAAGACTGCTCACGCCGAAAGGCATGCAGCCTTGCCCCAGCCCCGTGTTGTCCCGGTGCTCGTGGTAATGTGCCGCCAGCATCAGCACGGCCTGCGCCAGGTCACCCGGCAGGCTCGCCCAGTCCGGCCCGTACCCGGCGGTCAGGCTGACCTTCACCGTGCCGTCCCGCGGCACGTCCGGCAGGCGCGGCCCAACGGCGCGCAGCCGGGGCCGCTGCAAATCGCGCTCCAGCCAGTAGCCTTGCGCGTCCACCTCCGTCTCGACACCCTCCCGCGTCACCTGCGCGACCCGGTCCACCCGCACCACCGGCGCGATGGGCAGCACCGCCGCCGCCCGGTCGCGCCAGGCGCTGACCGTCCAGCCGAAGGACCGGCTCAGCAGCGCCTTCCCGGTGCGGGCCTCCACCGCCGCCAGCGCCGCCCGCAAGAAGGACAGTGCCAGCACGTCCTGCACGGTATCGTCGGCAAAACCCGTTCCCAGCCGCAGATGCGCCTTGAAGGCGTCCAGCGGCAGGACCGCATCGGCCACGGTGCTCTCTTCGATCAACATCGCTCGAAATCTCCATTCTTGCCCGGCAAGGCGGGCCCCCGCACCGGACGCGCGGCCTTCCGCCCCGCTCGGTCAGAGGGAGCAGCTAGGCAGGGCGGTCGTCGGTCGCGCGCCCGGACCGGGGCCAGATCGCCCCGGCCCCGGCATTCGGCCGGCTTACGCCACGCCGAATTTCAGGAGCTTGATCGCCGCGAAATCGCTCACGTCGCCCCCGACCCGCTTGGTTGCATAGAAGAGCACATGCGGCTTGGCGCTGAACGGATCGCGCAGGATGCGCAGATCCGGGCGTTCGGCCACGGTGTAGCCCGCACGGAAGTCACCCAAAGCGATGGAGAAGCTGTCCGTCGCCGCATCCGG